GCAAAGCTAAATCGGGAATTAAAGGATTTAGAAAATACAGGGAAAAGGCTTGCAGTATCTATCGGCCATGAGTTAGTTCCTGTGTTCAATGACTACGCAAAAGGCGTGTTAGATGTAGCTAAAGAATTCGAGTCGATGACTACTGAGCAAAAGGAAGCTATCGGCGGAATTGTCAAATTCGGAGCTGAAGCTGGAGCAGTTATTGTTGTTATGCGATCACTAACCAGTGCACTCGGATTTATGCGATTAGCTACAATTGCTGCTGCAGGTCCGTGGGTAACATTGGCTATGGTAGCAGGGCTCGCAGCTAAGAACATATATGATGCAGTGTATGCATCTAAAACAGCAGGTTCTTATCTAAATGTAGAAGTTGACGGCAAACGTATTCACAAGAATACGAATTCGACACAAGGAATGTCTGATAAGTTCCGTGAATCGCATGATTCACGATATTGGATAGAAGACTCAGCTTTATTCGGATTCATTAAAAATGACCGCATGGCTACCAAAGAGGAAGGTGCTAGAATCGATGCGGCTCTTAAAGAAAAGGAATCTGCAGACGAGGCTAGAAAGAAAGCCGATGAAGAACTTGCAAAAGCGAAAGAGGACCTTGCTAATGGCGGATTAACGAACACCGAAGCTATCAATAAGGCAAATGAGGAAGCAGCGAAAGCGGCTAAAGCCCAAGAGCAGGCAGCTAAGAAAACTCAACAAGCGGCAGAGAAGTTAACGAGTGCCGTGGAGCGTATGTCTGAACTATATCGGTCTCTTACTTTGCAAAGCCTACAAATTGACGGCTGTCAATACGAAATCGACAAGCTAAATGCTAAGAACCAATACGAAACTAACAATAAGAACATCCGCGATATCATCCGTTCTGTTTCTGGATTGAGCGGAGGCGTTACAGGGGAAGCCGTGAGTGTGCTAGACGCAGCCAATGAACAACTTGGCAAGGCATACGAGTTAGGTGCTGATGGTACATGGGCAACGGATTGCGGAAAGCTGTTCTCTGATTCAGTATTGCAGGCATTTGGTAAGGACGTACCTCGATATGTCCCATCTATCATGGATGCAGCTAGAGCCGCAGGTGCATGGCACGATGCAGGCGACGGGTACACGCCTAGGGCCGGCGATGGTGTCGTTGTACTTGGTGATAATCACATCGTCATTAGTGATGGTGCAGGAGGGTATACGGGGGCTAACTCTAGTACTGGAGTAGTTGCCAAGCCATCTGTTGAAGGTGATTTCGGTGCTATTACAGGATATGTAGACACTAGCTTATTAGCAGGGCATACCGGTGATGCAGCCGCAGATACAGCTGGAAGCTCAACGAACGCTAAGAAGCTTGCTGAGTCCAACTTAACTGCTCAAGTTAGAGCTAAGAATGAAGAGGTGTACCAAAAGCGTTTAGCTGAGGCACAGCGAAATCAAACTATCCGTGTTCGCAAGATGAATGAGGATATTAAGAAACTCGATCTTGAACGCACAGGCGACCGCTTGCAATTACTCAAAGCGGAAGCTGAAGCACAAAAGGCTCAAATTGATGATAATGTTCGTGAGTACACAAAGGCAGTAGGGGATAAGGAACTCGCTGAGAAGAAAGCTCAAGCAGAACGCCTAAAATTGGCTTCTGATACTGAGCAGAAAATCAGAGAGTTAGCCTATACGCAACTCAACGAGGACTCTGAACGTCAATCTAACTTAGTAAGGCTCGGACGGATATCTCAATCGGATGCAGACCAAGTACTTAATGAACAGTTACGAGCATATATCGAATTCGCTCAACGAGAACTTAATGAAGCTCAGCTAAGCGCCACTCAGCGCTTGCAAGTAGAAAAGAACCTCGTTGAAGCTCAGCAAAAGCTATGGGAAATGGCCGGACGTAACTTGCGTACTAGCCTAGCAGAAGGTGCTAGGCAGTATAACCAACAAGTCACTAACTATGGAGACCTAGCGAAGTCTACTTTTGATAGTACGATGAGCAGTATTAACTCCTCATTCACTAGCCATCTGGAAAACATCGCAACTGGTGCTGAGTCATTCGGTAAGGGGCTTAAAAATATCTTTAAGGATATTACAAATAGTATCCTTAAAATGCTCGTGAACCTATCCTTCCAACAGTACGTACAGCCTAAATTACAAAGCCTATTTGGTGGAGTGGTAAGCGGTCTCGGTGCTATTGGCGGTGGCGGGGGGACATCGTCATTTAGAAGTGGGGGCTCTTTCAGTTCCGCATTTACAGGAAATAGCTTCGGTAAGTTTGCAAGTGGAGGTATTGCTCCAGCTGGTATGACATTAGTTGGTGAGAACGGTCCAGAGCTCTTACAATTCAACTCTTCACATCGCATTTACAATGCAAGCCAAACACGTAAGATGATTGGCGGTGAAGGAGCTAGTAAAGTAACGGTTAACATCATCAATCAATCTGGCCAACAACTGGATAGCCAACAACAAGAAACTAAGTTCGATGGCGAACAAATGATAGTTGATGTAGTAGTATCTAGTCTTATGACAAACAAAGGAGGTATGCGTGATGCCATTAAGGCAGCCGCAGTATAGCGTATGTTAGAATTTCCAAATATTCGATGGCCGATATACCCTATCGATGAAACAACGCCTGATGTAAGTCGTAAGGCTCAGGTAGAAAACATGACGATGTTAACCCATCGTAAGACTACTAAAGCGTTACGATCATATTCAGTAAATTATAAGATACCGACTTCGGAATATATCAAGCTAAGGAATTTCTTTGACCAGGTTAATACGGCAGAGATATTCCTTTGGACACATCCGGAGACACGAGCGAAGCTGAGAGTTAGGTTTGCTGACCAGCTCCACTTCTCCGCTAGTGATTATGGTATATGGAATGGTTCTATTCAATTACAGGAGGCTTAGATGTTAACGTTATCGACTGCATCAATCATCGAAAAGAATAAGATATCCTCCACTGGAGCATGGGTAATGGCTATTGAGCTACACCACCCTGAAGGCAATATCCTTCTGGTGAATAACTCAGAGGATTTGACATTAGGTGGCAAGCAGTATACGGCGTTCCCATTCAAGCTAGAGGATATTAACGAGGACACTAAGCAGATGCCTAACGTAAAACTCTCTGTAGCGAATGTAACTGGTACTATCCAAAGGCTAGTAGAAAAGAATAAAGGCCTCACAGATTGTGAGGTCAATATTCGAATATTTAATACTAACTTGCCGGACATTATTGAACTAGAAGAAACGTTCATCATTAATGCATCCCAATCTAAAGCAGACTGGGTAGTGTTCACATTAGGTACAGACTTCTCATTTTCTCGTAGGTTCCCACCTGTTCGAGTAATGAAAGACTACTGTCCTTTCAAATTTAAGTCTGTAGAGTGCGGATACAAAGGGTACGCACAAAACTGTAACAAAACTCTAAAACGCTGCCGTGAGTTAAATAACAGCGTTAGATTTGGCGGTGAGCCAACAATACCACAAGGGGGCTTATATGCGTCTAACTCTAAATAACCTAGTAGGTACTCCGTGGAAAGAGTTACCTTGTTGGGAGCTTGTGGTAGAGGTGTATAAGAGAGCCGGTGTTCAGCTTGAGCCATACGCAACGTATTGGCCAGATATGAACTCTCCTTGGCATGAAGTCAAGGAGCCGGAAGTAGGGGACATAATTGTCATGAACCTCTACAGTAATAATGCTGATCATATCGCAGTATATGTAGGCGAAGGTAAGATGATACATTCTACTGAATATGCAGGAGTATGCATCGTACCAATGGACAGATTAAGAAAACGTATATTAGGAGTGTACAGGCACAAGGAGGCTCAAAATGATTAGATTAGTAATTGCTCGAAACCCATTCGACCTTACCACTAGACAAGAGACTCTTGTGCCTTTTGTTGAAGGTAAGAAACTTAACCAATATTTCACTGAACCAGGTGAGTGGGTGTACTCCATAAATGGTGAGTTAGTAGATGATACCGCATCACCTATAGACAAAGCCTATGTAGTAGTACTGCCTAAACTTGAAAAGCAAGCACTCGGTATCTTGTTATCTATTGGTTTATCGATTGCAACTGCCGGTATCGCCTCGGGCGCGATATTCGGAATTACAAGCGTATTAGGTCGTACGTTAGCAGCAATGGCTATAGGTATGATTGGTAACGCGATCATATCTAAAATAGCTACACCTAAGACAGATAACTCTAATACAGAGCAGTCCGCTACGTATGGGTGGCAAGGCGCACAGACTGTAATCGGCCAAGGTCATCCTTTAGCCATTACTTATGGTAAGTGCAAAAGCGCGGGTATGCTTATATCTCGCCATGTAACGAGCGACGGTGAAAAACAATATCTTAACCTATTATACTGCGCCGGAGAGGGCCCTATTGACGCTATAACGGACGTTAAATTAAACGGTAACCCTATTGGCAACTATAAGGAAGTTCAGCTCGATGTAAGACTGGGAACAAATGACCAAGAGATTATCCCTAACTTTAATGATAACTATGCAGACCAACCATTAACGTATGAACTTACCAACGACTGGTCTATACATCAAACGCAAGGTAACTTATCTACTGCGCTAGAGGTTACTATATCACTCCCTAACGGTTTGTATTATTCAAACGACCAGGGCGGACTAAGTGAAACCTCAGTCACTATTGAAGGCGGTTATCGTAAAGTTGGTTCTGCAGAGTGGATACCATTACCGATTAGTAACAATGGTGGCCAAAGTGCCATGATTGAAAAGACAGATAATCGTTGGTTTAAACGGAACAGTCATTCAAGAACGTCTATCGATAATAGTCAATATACTGGTGTTATCAAGGATAGTTCAAATAAAGCTATCTATCGTGTGTTCCGGTTCGATGTAAAGGAACCAGGACAATATGAAGTCCGTATGCGATGTGCCCATAAGGACGGTAACTCTAACCGCCATGTGAACAAAGTATACTGGTCACAGTTAACTCAGATTGTTTATGATGACTTCATTCATCCTGGCAAGGTACTTATTGGTATTAAGGCACTGGCTACTGACCAATTGAATGGTAATGATCCAAACGTAACTTGGATACAAGAGCGAAAAACAGTATGGGTATTTAATACCTACACTGGAGCGTATGAGTCTAAACCGGCTAATAATCCGGCGTGGGCTTGTTATGATATCCTTCACCATTGC